ATGAAGAAGACGAATTACAGGAAGATGAAAAGACGGAAGATGAAAAGCTAGCAGAGCTTGATGAAGAAGAACGTGAAAGGAACGACCGATTAGAAAAGGCAATGTTTGAAGCTGGCCGTGCCGAGCTGTTCGCGTTGGCTTTTGCGAGGGGTCAAATGACAGACGCGGTAAATTTAAATATGCAAACTTATTATAGTGCAGAAATTCCGGGTGGTACATATAATGATACTGTTGTTTTATTAGATACCAAACTTCCTGAAAACCAAAGTGGTTTACGTAATGGACTTGCCCAACAACTTTTACATCAACAAATGATTGATATGCAATATAAACTAAGTACAGGACAATAAGGAGAATTTCTATGTTCAAATTAAATTTAGCAGTAACTGTAGGTGCGTTATTCACGTCGTGTGGAATAGCTTTAGCTGCAGATACACCAATTAACGGTACAGTACAATCACGATGTATTATTCAAACTGATACATCTGGTACTTATGCCAACCCAAACGCTTATACACTAACCACTTCTGCTTCAGATGGTGGTGAGGATGCAAGAATTCGTGTTGACGTATCTTTAGCAAATGCTTACTACGTTGAAATTACTGCACCTTCAGAGTTTTCATCATCTCCTAATCTTCCAGATGTAATTACATGGACTGGAGATACTGAAGTTGACTCATTGTCAGATGCCACTAATATGGCCGATTACGAAACAAATAAAGTAGAAATCGGTATGATGGATCGTTATGATATGACGGCAACTGGTTCAACATGGTTTACAACTTCATCGGTTGCGGTTATGGGTGGCAACAAAGCGTTCCCAGGCGGTAATTACACGGCAATAGTACAAGCTGAGTGTATCGCTCAATAATTAAGCTGAGGTATTTGCTATGAGATATTTGTTTGCGCTAGCTATTATATTATATGGTTTACTAGTTGTTAGTAAAGCTAGCGCGCATGAGATGGTACCAACGTACCCAAAATTAAAACAGTCGTACATGGATGGTCTTTATACGACAACTATGACTATGTTTAATAAAAGACCTGAAGTTGAATATTATGAAATTGGTGTATATGATGATAATTGGGAACCCGTTAAATTTGTTTCCAATTATAAAATATGGAAAGTTCCGTACTTAAGTACAGTATCTTTTGATGTTTATATACGAGTGGATGATAAATATAAGGTGAGATATATATGCTCAAAGTCTAAACTACGTAAGAGCAACATGACAAGGACGGCAGTTTCATCTAGAATTTGTTCTAAGGTGAAAAGATCCGGTGAAGATTAATGAAAAGATATATATTATTAGCGGTGGTACTATTTAGTCCAGCAGCGTGGGCAGACAATATTGGATTGCAATTACCCAATATGGGTCAGTCCTATGGACAAGATAGTATTCGCTCAGGTGACATTGATTGTAAAAACTCAATCGGTGGCTCTACAAATTTAGAATTTGGTGTTACCGGTATTATTGATAATTATAATAGTCCTTTTAATGGCGGAAGCGATATTGATAGCAGTAGGGATGTCGGTGTTTATGCTAGAATTATTATTCCGCTTGATGGACCAAAAGAAAGAATTAATTGCAACGATTTGTATGAATTAGAATTGAGAAAGAAGCGTCTCGAAGTCTTGAAATTACAACAAGAATTAGAGCAACTTCGTCGTTTGAATGAGTCTAGTGAGGATACCGACGTGTTTGAAAACTAATAGGAGTTTGAATGGCCGGTAAAGACCTAGGGGATGGCCTCGAACAGTTTGACGAAGAAGTTGAAAAATTAAAGAATACCAAGTTTAAGTTATTTGGTATTTCTATGACACCAACTACGATCGGTGCTGCTTTTGCGCTACTTGGCGCGATTGGCGGATCCCTATACGGGGCGTTTGAGGTATACAAAGACTACACGGACATGAAAGAAATTGTCCAAAATATCGATGTTGATGCAATTACAACACGAAATAACGAAATCGAAACTTTGGTCGGCAATGTGCAGTCCGAACTCGAAGTACAAATTGCTTCTATCCAAAAACAATTAGATGATCTAGAAAAACGCACACGAGAAAATAAAGTTGATATGAGAGATCAGATTAACAACATGGACTCGCAGGTTCGCCGTGTCGAAAAGCTCGTGCGTGATACAGAAGCAGACGTAAGACAAGTAATTCAAAATGCTGAAGAGCGTTTTGATAATAAAAGGGATGCGCTACAAAATCAATATGATAATAAAGCTTCTCAATTAAGAGAATCCAGTGACACTCGGATGACTGATTTAGAAAATAAAGTAGAACGAGATATGCGTGACCTAGAAACATCATTAATGAATAAATTACAAAAGGCTTTAGATAACCCATTAGCAAATTAGGAGTAAGATATGATCGGACCAAAACGAACGTGCAAAAGCTGTGGACATGCGTGCCACTGTTATAGACCGGATTGTGATGATTGTATAAACGACATATGTGTTAAATGTGATTGTAAAACACCGGACGAAAACAAAACAAATACGGATGCGCGATCATGGGATGGTTATTTAAGGTAGAAGAAAGGGATGACAATGAACTTGCCAAATGGCTGGAATTTGATTTTAAAATTCGAGACCTCAAAAGAAGAATTGAAAAACTCAGGAACGATCTTTATCCAACACGACCCGTGGGAATACGAGAAACACCAAAAGTGGATGAACCGGCACCAGTCGTGGAACGAGGAAAAAACAAAAAATCGACGAGAGAAACAGAGATGGATGATATTAGAAAAAACCTAATGGGAGGAAGGAAAAAATGATCTGTAACAAAATGGCTCAGTTGGCCGAGATTGCATATTTAGACGGAAAACAAGCAAAACCTAAAATGAAGGCCTTGGGTTATACAGGTCATAAGTTCTTTGAAAACGACGGAGCGCAATGCCACGCAGTATGGAATAAAGAAGAATATGTTCTTGCGTTTCGTGGTACTGAACCAGATGAAATTAGCGACGTATTAGCAGACTTAAAAGCATGGCCGGCTGGAGCTATGACTCACGGTAAAGTTCATACTGGATTTAAAGATGAAGTTGATAAATTATGGAATGATCTTGTGCCGCACTATGCAAAACATGCCGAAAAAAGATTTATGATTACGGGTCATTCGCTCGGTGCAGCAATGGCTACTATTGCAACTTCTCGTTTTGAAGAATATACAAATGTTCATCAACTAACAACGTTTGGTTCTCCGAGAGTTGGAACACGCAAGTTTGTAAAGAATATTTCAACGCCTCATTGGCGCTTTGTAAACAATAACGATATTGTATGTCGTGTACCATTAGCATTAATGGGATATAAGCATCATGGCAAACTTCAATATATTAACTTTTATGGCAACGTACGTAAAATGACTGGGTGGCAATTGATCAAAGATCGTTGGCGCGGGATGAGATCTGGAATACTTGATTCAGTAGCTGATCATGGTATGCCTAATTACGTGCGGTGTACTGAGAAAGTGGAGTACTAAAATGTGGGAAATGATAACAAGAATGTTTGGTGATACGCTATGGATTTATACCGCTATCGCTGGCTCATTGTTTGGAGCAGCATTTTTAGCATGGTTTCGTAACACACACGCAGCACTTTATTTAATGGGAAAATTTGATAACTTTTTGGATTACTTGGTAGATCGTTTTGGCTGGGATTGGCTGCAAGATGATCCTGAAGCTTGGCGTAAAAGATATCCGAAAGTAACAAAGAAAATAGATGATCTGGAACTACGTATTAAAGTTCTTGAGTCCAATCAGGGAAACAAGATCATCAAACAAAAGGAGAAATAAAATGGGATGGATTAAAAGCAGACTAATGGAGCGTACATCGTGGGACGGTGGCATGCTTATCGCAGTCGGTATCGTGGGGCTTATGATGCCACTTGATTTAGTATCCTATGCAGCAATTGCATGGGGAGTTGTAACGTTACTTAAGTCCGAGTAATGTAAAATTTTTCATAGAGCTCGGCAATTTTGTGTAGCTCTGGGTGTTTATGAATCCACTGACCAGTAGATGGATTAAACTCAGAACGAAAAAAGTTGTCGAGCTTTTTATTGCCTGTTTCTATTTCAGGTTCTACCTTTAAACACATGCAATCAAATTCACTATCAGGAATTATAGATTCATTCCGTAATTCATAAGCATAGGCTGCAACACTCAAACGAATGCGCAGCCTAATTTGTTTACTTACCTTGTCCACGATATTTCTTATAAGCTCTCTTTTTAGATTTATTCATAGAAGACAGTTTAAGATTTTTGCCTCCAATAGATGTTTTCTTATAATTTTTTGTACGAACTGGTACACCAACTTTTGCTGCCATTATGTATCCTTCTTGTTAAACTAAAAACCAACGATATATTCCTAATATATCGATTAAAATAAAAAACGCGTTTTGAGTAATCATTGCCCAGTCCTTGTGCTGAAGGAAATATAAGGTAAGCAGCACATGGCCTGTTAAAAACAATAAAAACCCAAAACGCGATATCTCAACATTAAGAGATAGTAAGGTACCTGCTGAGAGGAAAAGGGCAGTCGCCAACCACTTCACGCATACTCCCTAGCCATACGGCGGTCTATCTCATTGATAGACTTTTGAGCATCCTCTACGAGAAACTGAAGTTCCATCAAAATATCTTCACGAGATTTGCCATAGTTCTTAGAACGACGAATCAAACTTTCAAGGCGTTGCTTGACAGTTTCAGCATCTTGGATAGAATCACGTAACATCATAATATAATCTCCAGTTTGTAAGTGGCTGAGATAGAAAACCTCTCAACATATTAATAATATAAGTCAAGTTACTGTGAATGTCAACCCTTTTTTTAATTATTTTTTAAATAAATTGTTCCCAACTTGGATGTCTAATTGTAAAATTTAGCTGTTTACGCTTACGAACCAATTCCCAATATCCAGGCCTATACGGTTTGTATTTTGGCTTCCAGCCGTAAGTTTTATTTCCTTTTCTAGAATTACAGTCTGCACAAGCTGTCACAATATTGTTCCAGTGAGTTTCTCCACCTTTGCTTATTGGTAATACATGATCCATAGTTAAATGCATTTTAGCTGGCTTTTCTTCGCAATATAAACAAGTGTACTGATCTCGTAAATAAAGGTTAGATTTTGAAAACCTAACCTCTGTTTTTTGTTTGATATATTGACGCATCATAATGATTGCGGGGACTTTGGTTTCCCAACTGGGACTCCGAACAAGCCAATCGTCATACCACTCAAGTACATCGCACTTATCGTGGTACAAGTATTTAATTGCTTCTTTCCATTGAATTACGCTGAGGGGAAGATAACTTACAGGCTGTGCGTCGGCATTTAGAATCAAAACGTCAGACACAGATTCCTCCTATCATTGTTATCTACTACTATTTATTTCCAATTCGTACTGATCACGGCACATATCTTCAATTGTTTTTGTTAAAGTACAATACTCAGATAATTCATCAACTACAGAAGCAACAGCGTCGCCTTCTCTACGGCCCGCCATTTTACGTTTAAGTGGCTTACCTGTAACCTTATCCATAGTATCTAAAACCTCTAGAACACTATACCCTGTATTACTACCAAGGCATTCATAAGGAGTATTTGTAGGACCATTTTCAACCGCTTTTACGATTGCTGCAGCAAGATCTACAACATGGATATAATCTCGGATGCAAGTACCATCCCTAGTGCTATAATTATCGCCGTAAATAGAAATTTCGGCAAATTTGCCAGCAGCAGCCATAGCAGCCACACGAATAAGGTGAGTAGGATCGCCGAGCTGACGGTTGCTTCCGTCAGTGCCAGAAACATTAAAAAAACGAAAAATAGTATAACCATCTGCTTTTTCCTTAATAATATCTTCAGCAGCTACTTTACTGCGGGCATAAGGCGAAGCCATTTCCCAAGCAGATGAAGTACTTGCAAAAATAAAGTTTGGTGTTTTTACTTTATCAAGCATGTTTGATGTGCCCATAGCATTTACACGATAATACTCTGTTGGCTCTTTCAACGATTGTGGTACAACACTACGACCGGCCAAATGTACTACAGCATCGTATGTTCCGTGCACAGCAAAAGGACAGGTCACATCAACCTTTTCAAACATATTTACATATTCTGATATGTCATTATGCTCACCATGAATATTCGTATCCCAGCCATCAACATAATGACCGTGTTCTTTGAGTAACTTACATACGTGACTGCCAATATAACCAGTGGCACCAGTAACTAATACTTTCATGAATTCCTCCATTACAAATTATTAATATTCTACACTATATTTAGCCAAATGTCAACTATAAATAAATCATGAAGAATTTATTATTGATACTCCCCCTCGCGGCTTGCGCCGCCGAACCCTCTTTAAGTTTAAAAAGGGACAACAATACTCTTGCCCATAAAGCCTATTACTGGCATGGTCTATCCGAAGAAAATGACCGGCAAACCCTTAAAGATATTACCGGTGTAGACCCAGTCACGACTGAATGGTGCGCCGCATTTGTAAATATGGTCTTATTAGAACAAGATTTCCCGACGTCAGCAGCAGTCAGTGATTATCCTTTAATGGCTAGAAGCTTTTTATTCTGGGGCGACGAAGTTGTAGACGAGCCAAAGCAAGGTGATATTATGATCTTTGAAAGAGGAAATAATGGATGGCAAGGTCACGTAGCTTTTTATGTAAGTACAACAATAATACAAGGTAAAGAATTTTACAATGTTCTTGGGGGTAATCAAAGCAATAAAGTCTCAATCGAACCATACCCAGCAAGTAAGTTACTAAGCATCCGCCGATTGAGTTCTGAACCATACTACCAAAAAGTAGCTGGTATTTATTAAGTTCCTTCGCCTTTATTTACTACTAAAGGGATGCAAACAGCTTGTGTGTTTGGAGGATAATAACCTTCTGGCATTCCAAACACGGTAGCTGAGAAAGATTCACGGGCTGCAAAACATTCTGGAAATGAATTAAAGAGACCTAAATTTGTGGCTCTTATAGTCACTTCATCTACTGATCCTGTTAGCAGTATTACTATTAAAGCAAACATATTGCTCTCCTTTACTGCCTTAAAGGAATATTTATATGTTGGTGCTCTCGCCCGGACTTGAACCGGGACGCCTTGTGAGCGAGAGATTTTAAGTCTCTTGTGTCTACCATTCCACCACGAGAGCTATTCGTTATACTACCAATCCTGAAGTTGCTTGGTGGTAAGCCTTTATAACGGCTTCGTTTGTTTCAGTCACAAACACAATTTGATTAATATTAATGAGGACCTGCTTTGGATCTGGGTTTCCTGTCATAGCAATGCCGCCTGCGAATCCCATTCCTTTTTCAGACATTGAAATCAATTTTGGATTTTCGAGCATAATGCCATTCGTATCCATTGATTTAAATTTACCTACATATTCTGTACCAAGGGAACTGAGTACAGTTACGATATCATTTATTTTCATTATCATCCTCTATAATATTGGCGTCCCCTGCAGGACTCGAACCTGCGACCCACAGCTTAGAAGGCTGTTGCTCTAATCCAGCTGAGCTAAGGAGACATTAACTTTATTTTTGAAAAGTCAATACGTAGCGTTTTCCATCTACATAAAAACGAATTGTTGAATGGCTATAAACTTCTGTTTTAACTTCTTCAATAATCGTTTCGTTATTGCATTTTTCAACGTATTCATATCCAACTACTCGTTGGTCGTTCTTTGGTTTAGATCCTTTATCGGCTCCAATAAGACCACCGATAACTGCACCAGCGGCTGCGCCGTCGTCATTACCAGATATTCCTTTACCAAGGATTCCACCAATAATCATACCAGCTAATGCACCACCGGCAGCATCGCCTTTGCGTTGTACATTTTCATAAACAGGAACTTTTACATCTCGACAAAACGTCTGAGTTGTTGGAACTTGTTTATAGATGATTTTAGTATGATCGAAAACTTTAACTTTACTCACTGATTGGTTAGCGTAAACAGGAGTTGCTACCAATAGAGCTATGAGACTAAATCCAATCTTTGATTTCATAAACATCTTTATATGCCTTTTCTGTATCTTGATGACCGTGGCGATAGCCGACAATATATCCAATTACACCACCACAAATTGTGCAAATTAGAGCAGCTGACGTTATAATACTCATTATTATTATCCTTTCTTCTGAGCATAATCTATACCATTTCGTACAAAATGTCAACATATTTTTTCACAAGGTTCAAACTTTCTGAACTTGCTTCTTTCTCCCACCATCGTTCTGTATAAATTGGTTTTTCTTTTTCAATGTGATTGACTAAATCTTGTTTAATAAACTGCTTTACGTGAATCATCTCATGTGCTATAGTATTATATATTTCAGTGATATCACGATTTTTTGTTTGTACCATAATAAGATATTCGTAGTTATGTTCTACTTCATAACACAAACCATTGGCTTTATTGAATAAAGGTGTATCCCATCCTTCAACGAAAATATTTTCAGGAGATATTTCTAGCTCCTCACAGCAAAAGTTTACAAATTGCTCTGTCAAAACTGGTTCTAGATCTGTTACTTCAATTTGCATAGCATTTCTAGTTTTGCTTCAATTTTACCTAGTCTAAACATAATTTCGTTTAATTGCTCATTTACCGACAACTCACGAGGCTCTGGTAATTCTTCACGATTAACAGGAGACACATCGTTGTCGAAATCCATCTCATCATCAGCAATTCTACGATCTTTTAAACCGTACATCTTCAACCACTTCATTTAATTTATTTCCTCCAGATCCTTTACAAATTGTTTCTTTGGAGTAGTTTTATTCCAAAAGTTTAATTCTGCTTGAGTTGATTTGATTTCCTTGGCTAGTTCCTTTACCATTTCATCTGTCAAGCTCATGATGTTAATACGTAGCAATCTATCAACATCAGACTCAACAGCATGGGTGTTTTGTAGGATCTGATTACCAACATCTTTCTTCTTACGGTTTTTAAATACGATACGATCATCAAGTACAGCTTGAATAAATTGCATCTTTACATTTAACCAACGAAGATCTTCTTGAGCTTCTTCTCTGCGCTTCTCAATACGCTGTTGTAGAACACCAAGGCGAAAATCAACAAAGTCTTTAATCAAAAGACGCTCGTCGTCATACTCACGAAGCTTTCCGTCCGGACCGATTACTGTAAGGTTTTCACTTAATGGCTTACTCAGCTTGAATTTAGAAATAATCTTAGCATCGTTCCAGTTAGCTGAAGTGTTTTGCTTTAATTTGATTTCAAATGAGAAACCAGTCTTATCGCAAAGATCTTCATAGGATACAATATCACCTTCATCTTCAAGCTTATCGAGTACCTTCACATATGACTCACGATCAAAGCCATAAGGAACTTCAGTAATCATCATTACTGTTTTTGTTTTCTTATGGTATTTGCCATAGACTACATGGCGATCTTCAACTGGATCATAGTCGACTCGTCCCTTAAAGTCTGGGAAAGTCACTGGAGCCTTGTTGGTTATATTACCATCCAACAAGTACTCACGAACGAGGCGAGAGAGGTCCTCTGGGCTTCTTGGAAGGATGTTTGTAGCAAAGCCGGTAGCAATACCCTTGGTTCCGTTAGTTAATACGAGTGGAATTACTGGTAAGTAGAATGCAGGTGGTTCATGCTCAGGATCCTCGTGTGCAGGGGCGAGGTCAACATCACGAATATACTTATCAAAGTTTTCGTGGAGGCGTGTATAAACATAACGTGGTGCGCCCGCTTCTTGGACTAGTCGAGTTCCAAAAGAACCCCTCCCTTCGACCAAGCAGACATTGTTATTCCACGTTGCAGCCATAAGTTGCCCCGCCCCTGCGGCAGATCCTTCACCGTGATTATAACCATAATCGGAAATAATACCAGCTACTGCAGAAACCTTTTTGAAATCACGCTTTGAGTTTAGTATAGAACTATAAAGGTAAAATCTTTGGACAGGTTTCAGACCATCTATCATGTTAGGAATCGCACGAGATTCCACAGTATACATTGCAAAGGATAACCATTCGTTTTTGGCTACCTTTGAAATTGGATATTCATTTGCTTCCACTGTAAACTCCATCAATGACATAACAAACCCTTTTTCAGCTTATAGATATATTCTATCACGGTTTCTTTACAATGTCAACCATATCTTGCACACTGCTTATTGCTAAATCGATTACGTTTTGAGTAATCGGACCAAGATCACCACAATACATAGCAATAATGATGTGATCGTTGATTTTATCTTCATTGATTTTACCATTATTTAAAGGCAGGTGCAATTGACTTTGTAAGATGTCTAAAGCCAATGCACCGGCTTGTTTTGTTTTGTGGATATCTTGCTTATTCATAGCATTTCCTTTGATTTGATATAGTTATTCTATACCAGTTTTTTTAGTTTGTCAACCAAAATATTTATCAAGCATATCTAAAACATCTTGATATTTTGCCATTTCCAATAGCTCACCTTCCATAGCTTCGAAAACATCTGGGTGTTCACCGATGCCAGCTGGATTGTTAAGATAGATCTCAACATTCATTTTGTGTTTTTGAATATGCCCATGCGCATGAGCTCTCATTGATTTAAGCATTACTTCCTGTAATGCATCGTTACGCTCGTCGGTCATGATGTTCATCCTTTCTCCTTATTGGAACATAAAGTCCTTTCTTAATTGACTGTCACGTCCAAACATCATTTGAAATATACCAGCATCATCAACAGTAACTGTATCATATACTGGCTCGTTAATAATTTTATGATATTCATCTTCGGTAAGTGAGCCCAAGCCTTTAATATAACGATGCTTCCAACCTGCGTTATTGGCTTTAAAATCACGTGCCTCCTCATATGTATAAAACCACTGAACTTGATCTTTTTTCGAAGAGATCATGATTGGAGTACGAGTGATTTTAACTTTCTTTTCCAAAAGAAGGCGTGGCCAAAACTTATAGAAAAATGCAATAAGTAATGGAGAGATATGACCAATACCATCGTGGTCAGCATCGGTCAATGTTGCAACATTCTCATATGTCATATAATCAACTGAGTTTGGATTAGTGATATCCAAACCAAGAACAGAGATTAATTCTGACAACTCTTTATTTTTGAGAACGTCAGCAGGTTTCATATCCCACGTGTTCATGATAACACCACGTAATGGGTAAGCACCCACCTTATTTGGATCACGTACTTTAAGAAGGAAGCCCATAGCTGAGTCACCCTCTACAATCTTAAGTGTAGCGTCATCCTTATTTGCTGCAATATGTTTAGCCACTTTAACCTTGCGCAATTTCTTTTGAGCAAGAGTAGCAGCACGTTTATCTGCGGCAATTTTCTTTGCAAGCTGAGCCTCAATAATCGGATCAATGATAGATGGAGTATTCAAGATCTTACGAGCAAAGAAGTCGGCCTCACGAATGCCAGAGGCAATTGCATGTTCCTTTACATTACTCATTGGATTCGTCAGTTTTTCTTTTGTCTGTGAATCGAATTTGGGATTAGTAAAGTTTTTAGCGAACATGACGAACGTGAGGCCATTCTTAATTGTCGACTTAACAACTTCAATTTTATGCTTACGCTTAATCATAGTTGTAAGTTCTTCAACAATGCCATTCACGATAAAGTCGACATATGCTCCACCTTGTCGTGTATTTACACCATTTACAAATGAGTTGGTACGGAAACCGTCTTCAGATGTAGTGATGAAGAATGAAAGATCTTCAGTTTTCTCAATGATTGCTTCCTCACCAAAAAGCTCTGCGTATTTCTTTAGGTTGTTTACCTTAACACGACGCTTATTAAAAGAGAATGCGATTTCAGGGAATGCCATTTGAAGTGAAGACAAACGATCTTCAACTAAAGCAACCGTATCGTGTTCTTGTAAACTGTCGACTTCAAATAATTCAAAATCAGGAGTAAACCAGACTTCAGTTCCGTTTCCATCTTTGGCTGTTTTCTTTTCACGAACATCTTCAGCACCATTCTTACATTCAACTGTAAGCATGCTACCATTAGACCAAGTCTTACCAACAAACTTAGAAGAAAGAAAGTTGGTAGCAGCAGATCCTACGCCGTTCGTTCCGATGGTTACTCGCTCATCGTCAAAACTTGTACCTGCGTTTACACGAGTCCAAGCTGCTGTGGCACGAGCAATTTTGCTGTCAGTGGTTTCATCATAAACAAGCTCTTGTGGAATACCACGACCGTTGTCGGTAATGGTTACCTTATTATTATCTATAGACACGTTGATTTTGTTCGCAAACTTAAAATTTGTGCGAATTGCCTCGTCGATCGAGTTATCTAGAATTTCATCAATCATTTTGGATAGAGCTGGAACATACTTTGCAGTTTTCCATTCACCCATCACAAAGCGCTCGATTTCTTCTTGAGCACTTGAACCCATATACATACCAATACGTTCTCTGACGTGTTGGCGGGCTGTTAAGATTTTAAATTGTTCAGTCAAAGTTTTCTCTCCATTGAGAACATTATTTAGCTATTCTAACACATAACTAAAGGTTTGTCAACTAGATTTTTCCAATCCAATGTGTACAATCGTCACATGGGTCGTCCCACATGTAACATCGATAGTCTTCTTGCATTTAGAACCTTTCGGTTGTTGCACTTTATAAATACTAACATAACCTTTCAGAAATGTCAATAGGAAATTTGAAATGATTACAAATTATTTGTCACCGATCTCGTTTAAGGTCGTCGTAGATCGTATGCCTAACGTTGAATTTTTTACTCAGCGTGTTAGTATTCCCGGTTTAAGCATGGGTGCACCGGAGCAATTATCTCCCTTGCATCGTATTTATAAAACTCCGGATCGTATCGAGTACGCAGAGTTGGACCTAAGCTTTATCGTCGATGAGAACATGGATAATTATAATGAAATCTTATCATGGATGGAAGGTATGGGAACACCAGAAAGGTCTGACCAGTTTGCAAATTTAGAAGATGGAAAATACGGTTTGGTGTCTGATGTGTCTATATTAATAGAGAACAGCAACCGCCGTCAAAATATCAAATTTACCTTTACAGAATGCTTCCCCATCGCTCTAAGTGGAGTCAATCTAGATGTTACAGGATCTGACGTAATCTACCCAGAAGTCAGTGCCACAATGCGCTATACGAACATGAGGTTCGAAAAAATTAGTTGACATTTCCAAACAGTTGTGATAGTATAATTAAGTAACAACTGTGCGAAGGGCATGTGATGAGTACTGATGATATTAATGAGTTGTGGGCTGTTGACTGTAGGATTGATGAAGCTAACCTTGCTGGTGAATCCAAAAGAATTCCTGAACTTCATAACAAGTATTACAGCTTATATTATAAAGAGGCTTTAAAAGTAAAGAAGCTTCGTTATGATTATAAGGAACTTGAGCTTGCAAAACGCGAGTGGTTTGATGGTTCTATGGCAGAAGAAGATTTACGAGAGCGTGGATGGAAACCACAGCCCAAGAAAATCATTCGTCAAGATATAGATAAATATATTCAAGCAGACAGAGATATTATTAATCTGAGTCTCAAGATTGATTATCACTCTACTCGCGCTAATTATCTTGAAGATATTATTAAGACAATACATAGCAGAAACTTTGTTATTAAAAATATGGTTGACATATTGAAGTTCCAACACGGGGAATACTAAATCATGGATACGGTCAGCGTTGAAATTATAAATGCGGTCTATTTAAAGATCAATGCTGACTCAGGCGTTAAAATGGAGCTAGAAGATTATTTTAAGTTCCAGCCTTCCGGCTATCAATTTAATCCTTCATATAAGAATCGAGTATGGGATGGATGGATTCGTTTGTTCCAAGCATTGCGCCCAAAGCTATATGTTGGTCTATTCTCAAAGCTTGTAAAATTCTGTGAAGATCGTGGTTATGATCTCAAAGCACCTGACCACTTGTATGTTGCAGAAGAGATTCCTGATGATTATGGCTATCAAATTGCCAAAGAAATTGACTGTAAATTTGAACCAAGAGATTACCAAAATCAATACGTTGTCGATGCAATTAGAGATTCACGATCGCTATCTTTGTCTCCAACTAGTTCTGGTAAATCTCTTATCATTTATCTGATTACTCAGCACTACCTTCAAACATATAATCATAGAACACTTATTATTGTACCAACAATTTCTCTGGTTCATCAGATGGCTGGAGACTTTGTCGACTATGGGTGCGATCAAGATATGATTTATAAAATTCAAGGTGGAGTCGACAAAAACACAGATCATCCAATTGTGATTAGTACATGGCAATCATTGATTAAACTTCCCAAAGATTGGTTTGGCCAATTTAATGTGGTGCTTGGTGATGAGGCACATAACTTCCAGGCTAAATCACTTCAAAAGATTATGGAAGGTTTAGATCAATGCTACTATCGACATGGCTTTACCGGCACTTTAAAATCAGAAGAAAGCAAGACTCATAGACTTGTATTAGAAGGATGCTTTGGAGCTGTTCGTAAACACGTATCAACAAAAGATTTGATGGATGCTGGAACTGTTGCTGACTTTAATGTGAAAGCAATTGTATTGTCATATGAAGAACAGCAGCGTAAAGATTTTTTGAAAGCCTTTAAGCAAATTAAAGAAGCTGGTAAGAAATATCCTGCTGAACGAGAGTTCATTGTAAACAATCATAAACGTAATATGTTCATTCGAAATCTTCTTTGGAGCCTTGAAGGCCAGAACAATTTGGTCTTGTTTGATTTAGTTGAAAAGCATGGTAAGATCCTTGAGCCTTTGCTTCAAAAAGATGGTCGACAACTGCATTTTATCTATGGAGCTACTAAAGGAGAAGAACGTGAGCGCATTCGACATTTGGTGGAAAACGATCCAATCAAACAACACGATATCCTTGCATCTTATGGAGTTTTTTCAACTGGTGTAAATCTAAAGAAGCTTGACAATGTGATCTTTGCGTCTGGTTCTAAGTCTGAAATCAAAGTATTGCAATCGATTGGTCGAGCTCTTCGTAAAGGAAATGATGCTGACCGTGCCACGTTGTACGACATCACTGACGACCTGACGGTCGGCTCGTTTACGAACTATACATTGCAACATTTCAGGAAAAGAGTGGAAATATATGGGCGGGAGCAGTTCCCATTCAAGGTGTACACAGTAGAGATCTAATATTGTTTTGTTCCTGATAAATCAGATTATACACGGTTCTGAAAATTTGTCAACCTTTTTTTTCAGTTGACATTTCAAAAAAATGTATTATATTAGTATTAAGCACACTACATAGGAGGTAACACATGGCTAAGCGTAAGACACGCAACTACGTTAACAATGCTGACCTTCTTGCAGCGCTGATGGCATACCAAAAAGATTGTAGAGAGGCTGAGGACGCGGGCGACGATCGTCCTAGAGTTCCAGACTACATTGGAACATGCATTTATCAGATCGCTACAAGATTAGCAACCAAACCAAATTTTTCTGGTTACTCATACAAAGAAGATATGATCTCAGATGGAATTGAGAACTGTCTATTGTACATCAACAACTTTAACCCTGAAAAATCTCAGAATCCATTTGCTTATTTTACACAGATCATTTGGTACGCATTTCTTCGTCGTATTCAAAAAGAAAAGAAACAAATGTATATCCGCTTTAAATCATCTCAGGCTATGATTGCCGCCGGCGAAACATACTCTGGTGAAGATCTAAACTTACAATTAAATACAAATGCAGATTACATGAACGACTTTATCCAAGATTTTGAAGATAAGCTTCAACGAGATAAAGAGAAGAAAAAATAGTATTGACGAATAAATAGTTTTTTACAACCTTGCTTTATATAATCACCATATGATATACAAAATGTTCAATCTAGAAAGGTTATCATATGGTAGATCCATTTACGGCGGTTGCTGCGGCAACTGCAGCGTTTAACGGAATCAAAAAAGCAATTTCCGTTGGGCGTGACATCCAAGATATGGCAGGTCAACTTGGTCAATGGTCAAAAGCTATATCTGATTTTAACTATGCCGCAGACAAGGCTGAAAAGCCAAAATGGTATAAAGCTCTTGGTAGCAAACATAAAGCAGATGCTGTTCAAATTTGGGCTGAAAAGAAAAAGGTTGAAAATATGAGAGATGAACTCCGTAGTTTCATATCCTCGCATTATGGCCCATCAGCATGGCAAGAAATCCTTAGAATCGAAGCTCAAATAAGACAAGATCAAAAGGATGCGGTATACGCCGCACAAGAGATGAAAGAAAGAATTATAGAATGGACCATAGGAATATTCTTATTTCTATTGACATCCAGTGTTTTTGTGTTTATAGTATGGTTAATTCATAGCAAAGGAAATTTATGAGCGGACAAAGAAGATTTCTTAAATGGTACGCAAGAACTGTTGGAATGCCCGTTGGTATTACTGACGACGATAAACCTGAGTTCTTGCCTATACCTCAACGTGATGTTGTAAGAGCTTTATGGTTTAGAACTTTTTG